ATTTATTAAAACTTGAACATATTTCTGTCTCATATCATACCCCTTTAATAGCTAATAATAACGAATTCCAATGATTTCTAAATTTTTCTACCGACATATTAATTACTTTATTTCTAGCATTATCGCCAATATATTTTCTTAATCCTTTATCTATCTCTGGTAAACTATTTATTTCCGAAATATCATTATAAATATATCCATCTACGCCATGAATTATAAAGTCTTCACCCATTATTTGCACAGATTTTCTACTAGTTATTACAGGCATCCCGCATGACATAGCTTCTAGAACATCGTATCCGATTGTATCTTTGATATTTAAAAATGCCCCATGTTTATTATATAAGTCTAATCTCATTTCGCCACAAATTGGGGGAATAGTATATTGGGATTTTTCTATAATATTACTAACATTGTTGCATCTATCAAAACATAAGATCTTACTATCCGTTTCTTTATTATTATTGACGAAATAATTTGAATCAACACATTTTTCTATCAATACACAGTTATTATATCCATTATTTTTAGCATATTCAAAATTAGTAGTATTATCAAAAACATTTATATCTCCCTGGTCGAATATATAATTTTCATGATAACAAATAATTACTCTATCTTTTTTAAGATTTTGGGCTATACGATATTTATCAGCATTAGTTAACAATATAGCATCTATTCTAACTGGTATTCTTTGATTAAACAATTTATAAAAATTCATCGGAGGCTCTATATACGAAGTATTATCAATATATAGCATATAAAAATCGGCGTTTATTCCGGCTAAATATTGATTACTTATAGTGTTTTCATTAAACACAAGTATATCTAATTTATCTCTTTTCTCTACCCACTTTTTCATTCTAAAATCTCCTTTAATCTTAAACCGTTTTCTTTAGTGGAGCTTAAATTCCATTCATACTTTTCTCTAACGGTTGAAAGCATATTATTAGTCGCAACACATCTTTTCCCTAGACTTTTAGCCTCCATCATATTATAATCCTCATCTGTATCTTTAGATGTGTCTACGAAACAGTCTCCATATTTATGCAAAGCGACAATTTCTAAATCACTTAGGTTACCACACATTATTATTTCTTTCCCGTATGATATTTTACCTATTTCTTTCTTGATAGATTCGGACATTTTTGTTAAGTAATCGAATAAACCTTTTTCTGATCCAGAAGATCGGGCCTTAATTATTAGAGATACTTGCTGTGTGATATCAAATTGTTCATAAAATTTTCTGAATAATGTTTCTACATCTTTTCTTTCAGAATAATTCATAACGGTGTAAAATTTAAATGTATGATCTACTCCAGGTATATTTACATTCGGGAATTGTCGCTCATAAAATTCTTTTTCTCTAGGGCTTTCATATAATGTAACAATTGGGTACGGATGTATACCATAAGATAGTATTAGATCCATCCTATTAACACAATCATTATAAAAAGTCTCGTCCCCATTTTCTATTACGCCTACATTTTTAATGAAATTTCTAGTACCTATCATCATATTAGGCGGGACATGTTGTATACATCTAGTCGCTCCGCTTATATCTTTAGAAAAATTTAGAGCTATTCTTTCATCAGCTTCTCCGTTTGTTATAGATCTACATACTACATCCACATCGTTTTGCATTAAGCCAAGTACGTTGTTAGTAGCCCTCCTAACAGTTTTACTATTATAACAGAAATCACTTATATATAATACTTTCATTTTTGACATAATTTTTTATACCTTCTTTGTTCCCAGTGATTGATAGCATTTCTTATAGCAAACATATCGTTATAAGCATCTTTTGCTGAAAACTGAATCATTTGTTTTCTTCCATCAAAAGCTGCCGAACTTTCATTTAAATACAGTCCGCCCACAGTCCCACTTTTATAACCATAGGTCAAATCTCTTATTAATCTGGCTTCAAAAAAAGAATTTAGTTTTTCCGGTTGACCAAGGACATTAATTATCAGCCACTTGGTTAGTTTGGCTGGAACCATTTGATTTAAAGATTCGTCAAATTCAGCCGGTCTAAATATCTTTGGCTGAGAATACCACGTATAAGCCTCATTTTTTAATTCTAACGCATCGAATTGCTTCATAAGGTTTCCAGCCGAGATATCTATTGAATAATGGGAGATAAAGTTTTGGCGGGTTTTCTGTCTGATATTCGATGTATCTTCTATTTGAAAGAATTTTATAAACTCATTTGTCGTATAATCATTATCTGGAACCGCTCTTTCGCATCCAGTTTCTAATTCTTTATAATATGTTTTAGGCTCTAATTTTATTCCGCCTATATTATTAAGTATACTAGTCATAGCTGAATAATTTATTGCCGCTATAGGAATACCACAAGCAGCCGCTTCGACAAGCGGTATGCCAAAACCTTCAGAATTAGCATACTGTACATATAAATCCATTGTATTGTAAATATTAGCCAAATCTTCTATTGTGGCCCCATTTTTAACGCCACAAATTTGTGCAGACATTTTACCTGTATCTGGAGAAACAGTTTTCACGCCTTTATATAAATCTGCGAAAATCCTACCACTTGATAAGCATTTATAACTAAATAAGACATTTGAACAAATCTTATATTCTTGTAATAGCTCTGGTATATCCCAACCCAAATCTGGAAAGCCTGTATGACAATATAAAAAATATTTAGATGGATCGTCTACCGACTTTAAAAATTGATTAAAAGCCTTAAATAAATCCGGAAATAGTTTTCTCCTTTGATTTCTCATAACTGTGCCTATTATCTTTATATCATTACTTATGCCAAGTTTACCTCTAGCCTCTTTTTGAGATATAGGTTTGAATATATCATCAGCGGTTGGAGAAGCTGTACCAACATAATTTATCATATCATTTGACTGAAATCTAAGAACATTCCCGGCCCATTCTGAATAAGAAAAAACAATATCGGCATCCTTGTACATATCGATCCAATGTCTAGCTTGCGGGTATGCATCTACAGTAGGCATTAAAGCAAAATCATAATACCTTCTAAATGGAGAGGATTGTATAAACGAACACATCCAATAATCTCGTATATCAAACACTATATCTGGCAAGAAATTTAGGCATACTTCTTCAAATATAAATTGTCCAAATTGCCCTATTACATCGTTTTGATATCTATCCAACTCTTCTTGCGATGCTTGTGGATGAAAATTAATATTTGGTTGTACCCCATAATATTTCCAAGGCAAACTTGTTCCTTTATTATCATTTCTTTCTCCATATGCGGCTAACTCTGCTAGTTCATATTTACCGGTTTTATATAAATACTCTAGAATTCTTCTAGAATAATTAGCATATCCAGTATTAAGAAAAGACGCCTCTGAACAGAAAAGTATTCTTTTTTTTCTCATTCTTGTATATCCTTCATATCCGTAACTATAAACGAGCCATCTTTAATATGGCCTATAAGTAAAACATTGTTATTCTCAAATATAGAAAATTTATGATCTTCTCTAGCATCTGGAAATACTACTACAGAATCAAATAATCCTGTATCATCTTTAACAGTCAAAAACACCATTTCTCTATCTTTATTCGCGCCCTCTTTTTTAATAGTATGAGTATTAATACTTACTATAGAGCAACACATTCTAGAGTTACTCATGTTAGACTTGTTACAAGCCTCTTGACATGTTACATTCGAAAGAATTCTAGGCACAGCATATTTATCTGTTGATATTTCGCATCCTAACAGATCTTTTTCTGTATCAAGCACCCAATTAGGATCATCGACATCTAGATCATATGGCGGAGATTCTAATAGTAATATTTCATTACTTATAGCATTACTTCTACCAATAGTGCTAGTTCCACCGCCATTTTTTTTGGTTGGCATTAAATCTCTTAGACATGTTACTAAACTTGTCCATTTAAATTTATCATAATTATCTTGCACCCATTTCAATTCCCCATCTTTTAATCCTTTGAAGATTCCATACTCGTATAACATCCTAGTCCTAGTTTCTTTTACGTTAAGACTTTCAAAGAATCCTACAGAACATAATGCCTTAAAATTAGTGGATACGATTTCTTTAGACAAGAATATTAATATCTCCATCCAATTTGGGTTTTTATATTTAGAATTGAATTCATTTAATGCGGATATAACCTCATTTCCACGAACACCAGTCATACTCTTAATACTTTTAATGCCAAAATATATAACGTTATTATCTATATTTCTAGCATAACTTTCGCAAATATTGTTTAATCTGCACATTTCCACTTTTATATTAAATACAGACTTGGCTTCAGATATTAATCCTGCCACTTCTTCATTTTTATCCTGTTTATCGCCAGAGAATTCTAAATATGCTGTAAAAAAATTAATGGGAGATTTATATTTTTCATACGCAGTAAGTAAAGATGTTTTAGCATAAGCAAAAGCGTGTGAATTACTAGTAGCTATACCATTTCCATAAAATAAATGTTCTTTAGAGTCAACTTCTATATCTACAGATCTTTTGATACCAACACTTTTTACACCGATAATTCTTTTAGCTTGCATATAATGCTTTCCTTATTTGTAATAATATCGTTTTCCCAGAATCTCATAAGTTTTATATTGTTTTTCTTACAGTAATTGTTTTTACTTATATCTCTAGTATAATTTATCTTTTGAGATTTAGTCTCCGGACCATTTGGGTAAAACTTTGGGTTTGAATGCCAGTAGTCTCCGTCTACTTCGATATATACATCATAGTCTATAAGATAGAAATCAAAATTCCAATAGTAAAGAGATTTTTCTTCTTCATATTTTATTTTCAAATCTTCTAATACATTAGATAATAATTTATGCGGCAATGTTTTAGTTTTACCAAAATCTCCATTCTTTAATCTTTCTAAAGTTCTCTGTCTCATTCTAATTTTTTCTTCGTTAGAATGCGTTTTTCCAGACATGCCATGTATAATCCTTTTTCTAGCAGACTCAGATTGTTTAATCTTGACATGTTCCGGAGTTATTCTACCTTTAGCTCTTTCTGATTTTTCTTTCATAATAGGGTTATTGTCTTTATTTTTACCCTTGTTCCAAGGATTTTTCCCGTACATTGGATTGTTTTCGCCTAACCTAGTTGATTTAGCTTCTTCAGACCATTTTTTAACCCCCTCGTTCCTGCCGCATTCAAATTTTTTCCAATAAAAATTAGCACCCTTTTTTACAATACTAAGTTTTTTATTACAAACTCCGCAAGGACAGATTGGATTTTCTATATTACAGTATTTAACAAAGTAGTCTACTAAAGAGATTCCTAAAGAATCTAAATGCTCTTTAAATATATCTGTATAATACTTACCACTTTTGCCAAAATCTTTTATATTTTTACCAGTTATTTTGCAAGTTTGCCATAAAGATTTATCTATAATCATTAGTATGCCCCCTATTTAATATAAGCCATACTATTCTATACACATTATTTTGTGATTATTTTCTAAAATTTCTGATAAAGACCTCTTTATTGAATCTTCACACATAAATTCATGATCTAAAGAACATGTTATACTAAAACCATCTTCCAACTCTACTTCATATAACTCTTTATCCCCAGATTCCATAAAATTTAATACTTCTATAAATTTATCACCATCTTCTGTAGGACAAAGTATTTTTTCTCCTACACTTAATTCGTCCAATGTTTTAATTTCTCCACGATCTGTTTCTACAAATGTATTTGGATCTAAACATGCGTTGAATTGATATCTAGCACTCTTCTCAATAATCTCAAATATTTCTTCAGCCTTTTGTTTCGTTACTATGCCGGTTTCAACACATCCGTTTATAAATTTATGCCTAAGAGATTCCATTAAGTCCGCCTTCTTTTTCCCTATACTTTTTCTTAGCCGATCTGCATCTACGCCAGAAAATCCCGCTATCTTTTTAGCTATTTCCATAGTTTGTTCTTGATACAACATCAAACCAAGCGTTGGCGATAATATATCTTTACAACTTTCGTCTATATATGTAATAGCTTCTTTCCCATGTCTTCTATCTACATAATGCTGTGTAATAGATTTATCATCGATTATAGCGCGTAGCGATCCAGGTCTAAGTATTGTCACTAAAGCTGAAAGTTGCTCTAAATTCACCGGTTGTAATTTTTTAGCCCAAGACTTTCCCAAATTACTTTCAAGTTGGAATAGACCCTTAGTATGACCGTTTCCAAATAAATCCCAAACCTCTTTAATATTTTCTATATTAACTTCATTCAACATATAATTTCCCGTTAGCAAATGCCCCGTTAATTTTCTTGCAAAGTAATTGTTGATATATTTCTCTTTGCGTTTTCATAAATAAAATCATTATATTTGCCGTATCTTTAACATCTTGTAAAGCATCGTGAGCATTCTCTTTAGATAGCCCCATTACATCTCTTATTTTATCCAGATTATAGGTCTTTATATCTGGATCGCTCTCTAACCACAGATGTACCATATCAAGAACATCTATTTTAAATATTTGGTTGAATATAGTTTGTTTTTCGCCGTTATGTTGTCCAAATTGTTTACATAATCTGTCTATTATAACCATATCATAATTAATAATATTATACCCACACGCTATTGGCGCAAAATATGCTGTTTTATTATAGTTATATTTGTTGACAAATTCTACAAACTTCGGCCAAACATATTTAATATCCGGAGCAGAAGCTATTTGCTCTCTATTTTTGCCGGTTACTTTTAAAGCTTTTTCTGATAAAGGTTCAAGTCCAAGTTCCATAGCTTTATCGTCATCAGTTTCGGCAAAAATTTCGGAATTAAACGAACCCTTCAATTTAAATGATCTACCATCTAAAGCTATAGCCGCTATTTGTGTTAATTGACAGGTGTATGGGTTTACTCCGCCTGTTTCAAAATCTAAACAAATGATATCTCGCATATTATTTTATCCTTTATTTTTTTTTAATATCCCACAAGAAAGATAATTCTCAAATTCAGATTTAATACGGCATTCAAATACCACATAACTTATATCGTCTGGGTTTTCATATATATCCACCCTACTAGACTCATTTGCAATATATCTTTTTCTTATTATTATATAACAATTACCATTTACATCATATAATGATTGTTGGGATTGAAGTTTTTTTGAAACCTCGTCTATCCTAGTTTTAATGGAAATCGTTCTACCGAATATAGAATGTTCCACGGCATCTACATTCATACTTATTACATCTAAATCATTACAGTTTTTATCAAAAATTTCAATCATTTGCTAATTCTCTGATTCTCATTAACTTGCTAAGAACCGCTACCCCTAATATATCAAATTTCGCCAATCCTAATGCCTCAATATATTCCATTTCCATCTGTATAACATTGTCTATAACTGGACATATTTCTTTAATAGGAATCTTAGATATAATTATACCAGCGGCATGTGTCCCGACATTTTTAAATGTTCCTTCAAGTCTAATACCTTTTTGAAAAACATCTGCATATTCGCCGTGTAAATCCCCATTTTCATCTATTTGGCAGAATGGTTCCAACTCCTTCTTCTTGTGTATTAAACTCCATTTGATTATACTTTTATCTTCTTTATCCATTTTTTCTAATTCATCTGAAATAGCCGCTTCATCTGGAATATGTTTAGTGATAGCATTCATTTCAGAATTGCTACAATCTGTAGTGATTCTTAATATTTCTTTAAGAACGCTTCTTCCTTGAAGTCTACTATAAGTACATATTTGAGCAACATTATCTTTACCATATTTATTTATAACGTATTTTATAATATTATCTCTTTTAGAAGATGGAACATCTAAATCTATATCTGGTAATGATATATTTCCATCCGTGTTTCTAGAAGTGTTATAAAATCTTTCAAACAAAAGATTATATTTTATTGGATCAAGTTGAGTTATACCCATTAAATATGATATTAAACAACCGCAGGCACTTCCTCTACCAACGCCTGTTATGAATCCTTGCATATTAGCATGGCTAACAATATCATGAACAATAAGAAAATATCCAAACAGATTAGCGGCTTTAATAATACTAAATTCATGGGTGAATCTATCCAAATAGATTTGTTTATCTTTATCGGTTTTTAAGATAGGAGCTATCTTATTTCTCCATCCTTGCCTACAAATTTCCTTTAAAAATTCTTCTTCTGTCTCCCCATTTGTGGGAAAAACTGGTAATATCGGATTGCTAAGTATATTATATTCTTCGCAACTTTCTATTATACACTCTGCTAATTGAGGAATTCCGTCTGTTGAAAAACATGAGTCTATAAATAGATATCTTTTTTCATTCGGTATCTCATTAATTTTTATTTTAAGCCCACCGCATACCAAAATCTTATGTATATCAGCATCTTCTTCGTCGCAATAATAACTCGGCCTAATAGAGCCATCATTCTTCCTAAAATCTTTAAATTTCTCTTTAAATTTCTCATTATTAGATAAACATATTAAATCTCCATCTAAATCTGTCTCTAATTCTCCGCTAACTATTTTTATTAATTTCTTCCATCCTTTTATATTTTTAGCAAAAAGTTGAGTATCACTCTCTAAAGACATGCCAAGTATAGGCTTTATGTTATTATTTTTACATTCTATATAAAATTCAACACAACCAGAGATAGTATTTAAATCGGTTATAGCACAAGAATCATAACCGGCTTTTAAACATTTCTCGACAAGTTGTTTAGGTTTAGATAAACCAATTTGCAAACTATAATGAGTAAAATTAATTAACATTAATTACCTGTACCTGGGGCTTGATATGATGATGAATTAAATCCGTCTACTTTCAATTCTTTTTGGGCGATTTTTATACCGTATGTCTTTATATTATCTTCCACATGTTCGCAGATACTCTTATTTGTTCCTGGAAATTGCTCTTTATAAAAATGGCATAATCTTGTACATTTAAAATTAGATCTATTAGCAGAACATAGCTTAGGGAATTTCGTATTACTTATGTCGTAAAACTTTTTCTTTAATCTTTTTAAGAACTCTTTTTCATCATCTTCATCAAAAGAAAGTGAAAACGGTCCCCCATCTCTCAAAAAGATTATAGTCAGAATTCGGTTTTTATATTCCGGATACAGCTTAGAAATTGCATAATTATATAACAAAAGTTGCGTATCTTGCATCAATTTTTTGTAATCTTTAACTTCCCCTGTAGCCCAATCTTTACGTTGGCCAGTTTTGTAGTCTATTACTTCTATAGTATCTTCATCTAGTTTAGTAACTAAATCTATAGTACCTTTTATAGCCAAGTTAAATTCTTCGCCTTCGTAATTAAATTTGGCCCAAGATTCTTCTATGGGTATATCGAAAAATGGCTCTGGATCTAATACATTTCTGTATCTTGGATCGAAAACTCCTTCATAATTGTCTATTAACACCCTACACATCTTATAACAAAAATCAAAATCACTTTCTTCATAATTATGTATACATTTGTCTCTATAATATTCAAAACTTTTTCTACAAAGATCTTCTACAAAATGATTTTTAAATAAAGACCATTTATCCCAACTTATATCGTCCAATTCTGGATCAACATAAATAAAATCACCCTTATCAGGATCATCTTGTAATTGTTTTTTACAATTAGCTAATATCTCCATTGTTTTATGAGTTATTGTACCAAGTTGAGCTTTTTTATTTGCTGGAGATTTATACCCTAACACATACTGAATAAAATACTGCATTTCACAGAATTCCCAATTACCCAAACTGGACGACCTAAAATATACAGTCGGAATATTAATACTCATTTTTGCTCCGATATAATTAGGATACTTCTTAAAGCTTTTAATAATTTATAATCTGTATTCATTTTGTTGCCTTTATATATATTTCGTCCAAGCGAGATATATATTCTTCATGAGTCATATTTTTATTATCTATAATTATATCATAATCTTTATAATGGTCCAAAGAAATTTCACTAGCATGTGTAGATTTAACTATATCTCTTGTTAGTTTAATTATTTTCCCGCCAACTTTTTTAATAGCTTCTACCTCATTAGGGAATCTAACATCCGTTATTATAGATAATTCAGAATATTCCGCCAATATCCTTCTAATAGTTTGATTAACCCAAATCGGATCATATATTTTACGCATAATTTCCGTTCCGAAAAATTGCATAAGCTCAATACCAGACATGAAATCATCTTTTTTCTTAATAAGCCCAGGCATATCTTGCCACTTTATATGAGTTTTAGAATTACGTTGTTCTTCTGTGCCATAAACGAATGATCTATCTACATCAAATAGATTGATAATCATATCTTTAAGAGGCTCGGCAAAACTATAACACTTAGCATAGGGCCAAATAGTTTGAGAAGCGTGATTTATAAATTCATCATCTTTTCTATCGAGATCTAGAATACCCCAATCAACAGAGCCATCTAAAAAATTTGTTTTAACAACAAGTTTACCTTCCTTGTTTATATGATAATCTTCAACAAGATTTAACTCTTTCAATTTTCTTCCTGTAAAATAATTTCCAAGCGTATTTTTACCAGAGCGCTTTTTTCCTACCACACCAATAATCATCAATAATACCCCTTTAAATCTCTTAATATATGAGTTTTTATACTGTCAGGAGACATCTTGCCTATATCTCTTTTATAGCCAAATTTTGGAAAAATTAAATTGTAAAATCTAGATAAATCTCTCATTAATTGGACTTTCGATTCTTTTCCAGGAGAATCGTTATCTAATAATACTATAATTGTAAAAACTGATAAACTATCTAACTTTATTCTTTGTTGTGCCGAAAGCTCTTTACCCATTATTGAAACGCAATTAAACACTCCTGATTCATACATTCTCCAAACATCTCCAGAACCCTCTAATAAAAACATAGCCTTTGTAGATTTGGCCGCATCTTTTGCTCTATGGTAATTATACAAGTAATTTGTTTTATCAAAACCTTTATCTATTAAAAATTTTGGCTCTAACCAGCTTTTGGTAGCTCTGTAAAGATTGGCTATTACAATCGATCCATCGTCATTATGCACAGGGATAACGGCTCTATTCCTAGATATACCAATTTTACATTTTGAATCACCGACGCCAAAAAATTCCATAGTTTTTTTATCATAAAACCTTCTTTTAACAAAATAATCAGAGGGTATTTCTACATCTTTAAAAGATCTATCTACTATATTGAAGTTTTGTTTAGTGATATGAATTTTATCATTTAGCTCGACGATAAACTCTTTATTTATCGGTTTTTTTGGTACATATTCCCCGAAGGTCTTAATGCCAAATTCTTTGTTAATCCATCTCATTACATCTGAAAATGTAGCCTTTTTATCTTTTGATAAATAACCCTTAATCAAACCGAAGATATCATTACCGTATTCTTGATGGCAATTATGCGTCCAACACACCCAATTACCATTTCTGTAATAAGATAAACTTCTTTCATTATCTCCATCGTGAATGGGACATTTACAAATAATCGGGTCATCTTCTGATTCAAAGCATTCTACACCTAGTTTTTCGAAAACTTTTGGTAAATTACCATTTAAGTATTTTTTGATCTTATCAAGATTACTCAATTTTAATATCCACTTTATTAATTTCTCCGTCTTCAAGCATACCCTTGTCCCCTAGAGATCTTTTTAATTCATTCCTAGTTTTATGCTCTTTTATTAAACCTATAGATCCATCAAATTTTATATTGATATAATCTCCATAATCTAATCCCGCCCCATGTCTAGATACAATAGGGACAAGTTTTCTTGTGCAAACGATTTTACCATCTTCAGCCATTTCTTCTAGTGTTTTGTGCTTGAATATTGTGAACGATGTACATAGCCACACAATCCTATCTGAACCACTTACTACATCTGTACTTTCTTTTGTCTCACCCTCTCTATTAAGTTGTACAAAAGATAAGCATGGTATATCTAATCTAACGCATAAATTATGTAACTCGCTAATCTGAAACCCAAGGGCTTGATATTCTTGTAAATTTGCACTAATGTTATTAGATGTCATCAATTTTAAATAATCGTATATAACTAAACAGTCGTTAGTTTTGCCATTTTCATCTTTTCCAACCGTTTGGATAACCCATCTTTTGATTTGATTAGCTATTATATTAAAGGGTTCACCGGCGACATTTATATAGTAATATTTTAGTTTAGAAAGTTTTTCCGCAGCTTTAATAACTTTATCTTTACTTATTTCATCTCTCGCAAAAGATCCATTTTCTATATCGTTAAGTTTTACGCCGCTTATCATAGCCAACATTCTATGAGAATGATCTTCTTTGCTCATCTCTGTGTCAAGCATAAGTACCGGGATATCTTCGTTAGTTACATTTATAGATATAGCGTCAGCAATATAACTTTTTCCCACTTTCGGTCTAGCCGATATAACATTAACGGTTTTACGCCTGAGACCTCCACCTATAGATTTATCAAATCTTGGGAAACCCGTAGGTATACCTACAACATCACACGGATTTTCTCCCAAGAATTTAACATATTGTAGAATATCATCGCCAAGTATTTCCGGCTTTTTATTTGTTGACCCTAATGATACCGCATTTATTATAGGTTTTTCTACAGCATCTATTATATTATCTATAGTTTCCTGAGAAGATATTTTAGATAAATTATCTACAACCTTTTTAGTTTCTACTAGAAGATCTCTAATAAAAGATAGTTTCTTTACTTGGATTGCAAATTCAGACACATTATCTTTATTTACATTAAGAGTTTTTAATGATTTCAAGAATTCTGTATCTGATAGTATTTCATCTTTAAGAGATAAGGTGTTAGCTGCCGAAGTTATACTTACAGTATCTACACTTAAATTATGCTCTACAATATATTTTAAACATCTATATATTATAGCGTTTTGATGATTATAAAAATCGGATTCAGAAATTATATCTTGTATTTCAACATAAGCTTCTACGCCATATTGAAATAATCCTGATAAAACCGCTCTTTCTAGACCCAAATCGTAATGTTTAGTTTCCAACGCATTTCTCGCATCTATAATATTGTGAAGTTTCTAAGCTAGAAGGTATTTTAACCGTCTTTTTACAACAACTACATGTTATCTCCCTCATTGTAGCGGCTGGTCTAGGTTGCGTAGCGGGTCTTCTAGATACAAGTTTATCGAATTCTTCTTCCGGTATACTTCCATCATCTTTCCACATATTTTTACCAGCTTTTGCGGGTATTTTTTGACCTTTAATTATTTTTTTTTGCATTGTGAAGTCTTCTGTAGTATGCTGATAAACTTCCGCCCTTTCTTTTTCTTTGTTAATTTTAGGTTTATTTTTAGAACCTTTTGGCCTACCCATAAAATTTCCCCTTATCATGTAAAATTTCTGAAATTCTTTTTAATACATCCACTTTGTCTTGCAATAGAGTTAATCTACTTTTAACAATGATATTAAGTCTATTTAGTTCTTTTCCATAATCTGTACAATTAAGTAATACAGATCTTTTAGCATCTGCTTTTAAATATTTAAAATCTTCATTAGATGTGTCTATAACTCCGCTTTTAGCCGTTGTTTGACATATAGATGTAATAGCATTTTCAAGCCAATTATTTATAGCTAGATTTTTATTAGTTTCACTTTGTACGTGAGATATATATTGTAAAACTCTGTAAGAAGCATTCAAACAATCTTCTTTACTCATTCCTGATAAATCATCATCATCTAATTCTAAACAATCTATAACATCTTCTTTAATATTCGGTATATCTAATTTATTAATATTTATATATTCGTCTATATTTTTAACAAATTCATTATAATCTGACAATTTGATCTCTCCATTTTTCTTGTTCATCATATTTTAGTAAAACAAGTTTTATATTATTTGATTCGCAGAACTCTATCTTTTTAGAATCTCTTTTTAAAGATTTATAAAAATCTAATTTAGTTTTATGGAAAAAGGTGTTAAATTTATAATGTTGTTCGCCGTGAACTTCAATAGCAGTATCTAATAATGGAATATAAAAATCTAAATATAGAATTGTTCCAGGTATTCTAACCTCTTCTATTATTGGGATTTGTCCGTACACATCTTTTATTAGCTGCCTAGTTTTTGTATGATATTGAGATCTTGGCCTAGAATCGTCTTCATATATTTTGTTCTTACTAAAATTCCAAGAATATTTTCTACCATTAACAATAACGGATTTAGACATTTATTAATTCTTTTATTTCTTGTTGTATACTTTTTAAAACATCGGGATTTTCATTTAAAAATGTAACGACTTTTTCTCCACCTTGTATAGCCTTTTCTCCAATATAAAACCAAGAACCTGACGCCTTTATGATTGATAATTGTAGTGCTATCTGGAATGTTTCTTGAACTTCATCAATACCTATTCCATATCTAAGCCATCCTTCACCAATTGAACCAGGAGTTCCCCCACAATTGCTTGTTGTTAATTTCCAATTTAGCCTTTGTCCTATTTGCGGATCATTACTATTATCATCATCTTCTTTCTTGCCACCAGCCGCCCATTTGATAGTATGAGTAATAGAAAGATTAGCACCAGCTTGATATTTTATTTGATTTCCACAATCAGAATGCTTTAGTGGGCCTCGCATATTACCAGAAGTATTAGCAATATTATGAGTTACAAGAATCATTATAATTTTATTTCTTACTAGATACGGAGCGATTCTTTTACAAAAATGGCTTAATAATCTAGGTAGTGAATTTCTTATACCGGTTTTAATTTCACCTTCTAACTCATCTTTAGGAACCATGTTAGATGTTGAGTCTACTATAATTATAGTATTCGGCAAAGTTTGCGTATACATTTCTATAATATTAAGATAATCTTCGGCACTTAATATTTTCTCACCAGATTCTATAACGTGTATCCTTTCTGGATTAAGATTCTTTATTCCTTCAAAATTTTGTTTAGATAGACGATTTTCCGTATTAACATAGACAATATTATACTCATCTTGATGTTTAGCCGCGAAATGTAAAGCTGTCGTTGTTTTTCCTGCTTTAGGATCTGAAGTTAATATAACTACAGTCCCTTCTCGAATACCTCCACCAGTAATTAAATCTACTGTAGGGCTTACAGAAAGTACTTTTAGGTTATTTATAGACTTTAAAACTTCTGAACCTTCTTTTACAACATTCCCATATTTTTTCTTTATTATATCATTTAGCTCTGTAATAGATATGGCTTTAGTTTTTTCCTTTGTTTTTGTTTCTTCATTTGTTTTTTTAGGTTTTGCCATTCTTGCCATTATAATCCTCTTAATTTATTTAATTTTGTATTATTCCCGAATGTTCCTCTTCTAGAATTACCTTCTGGCACTTCAATTATAGATGAATTTTCTTCTCTTTCAGATTCTTTTTCGATAATACGCTTATGCTTTTCTAATAAAGGTATTATGGCAGGATTTATTTTCCAGCCACGACCTCGACCATTTTGTAATCCTATTAAAAGAAATTTATCAAAATCTTTAGATTTTAAAAAAGATAATAAGGGTTTTTCACCGTATTCTTTCGCTAATGCTCTAGCGGCATTTAACTGTTTTAACCAAGTCCAATGTTCTTTAGAGCCTTTAGTCCAAAATTTATATGGAAGAGTTCCAGAATTTAATTTTTCAGACCTTCTAATTAATATATATTCAGCTACATATGCCTCAAAAGTACAATACTCGCCGGTATGGATATGTTTATACGGATACTTTTCAGACGGTTCTTTTTGGAATTCTCTGTTAAATAATGAGGGTTTATCCATTCTATCCTTTCATCAGATATGCGGCTTCACTAAAACAGTCAGATAATTTAGATTTTTCTTTATATCTTTCAATTAGACCGGTGTTAATGTAAACGGTCTTATCTACGTCTTCACCGTAAATTAAACCTACGGTAGTAGTATGCATATAATCTTCGTCAGATATTTTACATAAGATAGATCTCACCAGATAGACTCCATCACAATCTTCAGGAATTATATGTTCAACAACTCTGGATCTAAATTGTAATTTAATTTTGGTTATTTTACGATTTAATGCAATAACTTCGAACCAATCATTGTAATCATTAAATGCTACAAAATCTTCATCGAAATAAATCCAAAACCAAATTTTTAATTTATCTTTCTTATATTCTTTTGCCCAAGAATCTTTAGAGTTTATTAACATTTATCTTATTTTTGTAATAAAACTATCTTGATCTTGTAAATTAATGCCGGATTTAACCATTTTTCTAACATCATCGCTAATTTCAGAGGCCGCTTCTGTCATCACTACAGTTCCTTTTCTTCTAGCAAACTGATCTTTATTTATAGAAGATTTCTCTGTGGATTTTGTTTCAGTAATAGTTGGTCTGGAATTTATAATTGATTTAATATATTTTTCAACAAAATTCACAGTACGATCAAGTTCTTTAGCTAACGATTCTGGGGAATCGTTTATATGTCCATCAATATAGAATTTTTCTACAGAACTCATTGGTCCTTTTTTAGCCATTTAGAATCTCCCTGTTAATAATATGTAACCCGTCATATCTTCTTTTATTTAAAGCCATTATATAGGAATTGAATACTTTTTCACTTACTTCTCTATATGACGCATTTGGAATAACTATAGATTCCCTATTAGAATTTATGCCAATAGGATTATAGACCGACCCATTTATCATAGCTATTTTAAATTTGTCTTTAGAACCTTTTATAATTTTAGCGGCAATAAAATCATTGCCATTAGCCTTTTCTCCATACTTATTATATGAAATTATAGTCAATGTTTCAGGAATCTTTAAAAAATCATCATTATTCATTATTTTTCAAGTGCTTCTAACACTCTCCCTATTATACCATTTCTTTGAATATCTGAAGCGTTAAATTTTACAAATCCAACACCTTTAACATTTATTAATTTATTTATACAATGACTCAGACAAGTTTGCCCACTTTTTAAATCGGTTTGATTCAAATCGCCATTAATAATTATTTTACTATCCTTACCTATTCTTGTTATAAACATTTTTATTTGTTCAAATGTACAATTTTGAGCCTCGTCTAAAATCATAATAGCATTATCAAAAGTACAACCCCTCATCAACTCTAATGGTCTATATTGTATACATCCCTGACTAAAATAATCTCGATACATTTCATTAAGAAAGAATTTAAAGTTTTCTTCTAATGGAATTAAATAGGGCATTATTTTTTCGTTTATTTCCCCAGGTAATGCTCCAATATCTTTTCCAGTACACACTAAGGGTCTAGTTACTATTATTTTAGCGATTTCTCCCTTATGTAATTTTTCTGTAGCAAGTCCAGACGCTATGAAAGTCTTACCGGTTCCACTCGGTCCTGTACAAAAAGTAATATCATTTTCTATTATCGACAATATATATTGTTTTTGATTTTCAGTTTTATAAGTTAAAGGAACTACTTTTGGAGGTTTTACATTAGATTTAGTCATGTAGATAATCTCTTAGTTAGAGTAATAATTAGCCAGAACTTCCGAATCCTTTATCCTCCCTAGTTGTATTAGATAATTGATCTTTTTGTATGAAATTACATTCTTCTACAGGTTGTATTAATATTTGAGCTATTTTATTTCCTTCTAGAATAATAACATCTTTATCAGATGTATTAAGAAGACATACCATAATTTCTCCCCTATATGTAGCATCTATTACGCCTGCTAATACATCTACACCCTGTTTGACAGAAAGACCTGAACGTGGCCAAATAAGACCTACAAACCCTAAAGGTATTTCTATAGCAATACCAGTTTTGATAGTTTTTCTTTCATTAGACGGTATTATAACATGTTCAGTAGAGTATAAATCATAACCAGCATCGCCATAATTATTACAAGTTGGAATCTTTGCGTTTTCACACAATAATTTTACGCCAATATCCACATTTTCCCCTTTATTGAGTTACGGTTAAGAATCCTAATTTAGACAATATATTTATAATATTACTAGCCCCATAAGAGCCTAAAATCAAAGTTACTAAAAGTAAAGAAACTTTAGGATATTTTTGAATCATTTTGATCGTATAAGAAAACCATTTAGATTCTTCATCAGGCTCGCAAGACTTTGCGACACTCTCTGTAAGCCTCACAATTGTTCTAGTCATTTCAGAAATTTCTTCCGTCATTTTTTCCATTTTTTGAAGGATTTTTCTTGTAAGAATTTCTTCAGTATTATTCACCGGTTCCCATGAACAAAGATAATAATCATTTCTTTCACCATTTATCTCTGGACATTTCATAATATGAAAAACTCCCCATTCCGGTGAGCCATTTCTTCTAAGAAATCGTTTATGAACTATATAATTAGTTATAAAATCGTCATTTCCAATGTTAGAATCTTTTACATTATCTGAAAAATTGTCATTATCTATAATAAAATCTGAAAAATTTTTAGAAGTTATTTCTGAAGGAGTGTACCCTATCCAATTAGAAAATGCTCTATTCGACCAAATAATATTGCCATTAGAATTAATTATAATCTTACAATAAAGAGAATTACTAATCCAGTGGCGTATAATCGTACAATCTAAATTATTTATGAAATTTGACATAATATATCTCTATGTTGCTGTTTTATTAAATAAATATATATTTATATACACTTTAAATTTTAGTCACAGAGCATCCATCTTTGCCGTTACAGGCCATTGCGGCATAATCAGAAACATCTTTGTAATTAGGTTTTGTTAATATTTTTGTAAAGTCTATTTCTTTTAATTCTCTAGTTATAGATTCCCACTTATGACATAAATGAACATCTTTTAAACAATAAATAAGGGTTTTTATATCATTTTTAAAGTAATTTTTTGCAAACTTTTTAGCTCTAGAAATCCAATATTTACGCAACATAACCTGCTCTTTCGTTCCTACTATTTGTAGAGTTTGGTTATCTAGGTAATCGCAAGCTTCCCACAGGTTATTGTTAAAATAATGTAAACCGTCCACAATCAAACCGGAAATAAATAAAGCTCCCTTACCGTATTTTCTAAAAATTTCTTCTACATTTAAAACTGACGTAAATGGAGCCTGATTAAAATCTTTATCCCCATAGTCAGAAATAAAGCTTACAGCGGTAAATGAATCTTTATTATCCCAAATATAATTTATAACACTTTCTTTATGATCTAAAATTACTGTAGCGGAAATATTATGATTAATCTTTGGTGATATACCGCATTCTTTTCTTGTTCCAGGTATTACCCAATTTTGTTGAGCAAATTTTATTGCCTCTAGATGTTTAATACCTTTCATGCTATCTTTAAAAATGGCATCGCTAGGATTAATAACCGGAACAAATATAACATAATCGGTATTATTTGCTGACCAAACACTTTCTTCTAATAAGAATGGACAATTTTCAATTAAGTATTTTGCGACATCACTATTTTTATTTATTTGCATAATTCTGAAGTACCTTTCAGAATGTTCTGGATGAAATCCTGACGATGTTTGAGCTATGACACTTAAATTACCCTCTGGTTTAACGCATGTTGTTCTAGCCGCTTTATTTATACCAAGTTTAGTGGCAAGTTTTTCATTTGTTTCAAGAATGATCTTAACACCTTCTTGTAGCCAATCGGCATTAAGTATTTTAGAATTATTCATCCATCCTGTAATAGAAGTTCCTAATAAAGCTTCTTTTTTAGTTATTTCCTCTGATTTATCTTTGAAATAATGAAAATCTGTATACCCTGCTTGAAGTGTTCCTAATATAGCTTCATCCTTACAAGCTCTAAGAAAATCTTCTTTATTTTTTATTTTTTCGGCATTCATTGATGTAAGATTGCAAACTTGCACGCCAAACATATCACTATTATCTTTTATAAAGTCTGGCAACTCTTCATATGTTATTTGTGTCAAATCTTTATCTGTAAGTATTGGGGTGAACTGAATTTCCGCGCAGGGGTTAAACATATCAAACCAGCTATTACCAAATATAAATCCTATATCATTATCGCCATCATTTAGATTAACTATTTCTTCAAATTGTTCTTTAGATACTAAATTTCTTAATAGTAATACAGAATTATTACTTCTGGCCCTTTGTGGATTAGATTGTCTCCAATTACCAGTTTTAGCATATATCATTTCTTTATCGTGTGGATCTACTACCATAAGCAAGGCGCTCCTACGAATTCCACCCGATAATATACAATCAGATATATGGCATATAATATCAAATACATGTATCGGTCTTAATTTATTTATTTTCCGATCTATCAAATTATCTAGGAATGTTTCTACTTTTTCTAACGAGTTTTTTAATGAATTTGGTCCAGGAGCTTTAAATCCACCGCTTATAAGAGATCCTTCCGGTCTAATTAACGAATAATCAAATCTTATTTTACAATTAGAATACTCTGGAAATGGCTGGTTATCTGTTAAATAAGAACTAATTAACACGCCAAAAGCATCGGCCCAACCTTCCATAGTATCTTCTATTACAAATGTTTTTGTTCCATTTTCTCTATCTTTAATACTAGATATATTATCAACAAATGGCTTTAATAAACTGACACCGACTCCGCATCCATTAATAAGTAGATAACAAGTATTCTGAAATATATTATTATTTACAGCGTGTAACACCGAACAATTGTACAGTCTTAAACTGCTTCTTTTAACCTGCGGATATCTAAATTGAAGATTTCTCTGACTGGCAAAAACTTTCATTTCTTTCATAGATTCTAAAGCGGAAGTTAATTCTTCTTCAATATCTATACCTGCATATTTTTGTCTATGCCCATTTATAATATCTTCACAAGCTTCCTCCCAAGTTTCATACCTATCTAAATCATCTTTCCATTTTAGATAATCTGAATACAATTTAATATCAGAAAGCAATTTTTTACCATTATTTTTCTTCATTTTATTCCTCATGTAGATAAAAAAAGACGCTATATCTCTATAGCGCCTTATTACATAATATATTCTTAATTATTCAAATCTTGGAATCCCGCCTTCGGTTTCCCATATAGTTTCTTCAATATTCAAATCTTCAATACCAAAATAATCATCTCTTAGATTAGTAAACCATCTATTTATAATAAACTTGACTATTAATTGCACTATAACTCCAAGTATTATAGAACCGATGATACTACTAAATTTTTGATTAAGTTCTGATTTAAGATATTCTGCACAGGCATTTCTATCATCAAGACCTTTGTTATCTTCCATCCACTTCTTAGCTAATTTAATAGCCTCTTTAGCAACCCTGTTTTTATTACCAGAAAATTCGCTATCAATTATTTCTTCATAATTCATATTAACCACCCAATACCCAAGAAAGTGCTAGATAATTATTAGACAACATGTTTTTTTCATCTTCTGTTATAAATTTATCTTTAGAAGATATTACGCTTTCCATATATTGTATGGAAAAATCTTTCAAACCATTGTACTTTTTAAGATTGTCACCGAAAGATGACATCGCCGCATTAACGTAAACATCATTATATTTTTGCGCAGTCCCATTATACTTACTAATTCTTTTCGAAAATTCATAATTAAATATAGAAAATTTTTCTCTATCTTTCTTATCAGTGATTATTTCTAAAATTCTTTCTATACCGGCTGGCTTAGAATCTGGTTCAGATAATAATAGAGATTCTCTTACAGAAGGTTCGACTATTTTAATAGTAGTAA